ACACAGGGTCAGGCCAGAGACATCATGTGGCAGACTCTGCTAGAGCTGGGTCATCCTGTAATCTCAGGTAGTCATATTAACAACCTGCAGATTAAGTTAATCAACGGGGCCACCATTAGCCTCAAAGGTGCCGACAGACCAGAGACTATGCGTGGTGTGTCACTGAAGTTTCTAGTGTTGGACGAGTACGCAGACATGAAGCCTGACGTATTTGAGCAGATCCTAAGACCTGCACTGGCTGACCAAAAAGGTTGTGCTATGTTCATAGGTACGCCTATGGGTCGCAACCACTTCTACGAACTGTACAAGTACGCTGAACTAGGAGACGACAAGACTTACAAAGCATGGCACTTTACTTCCTATGACAACCCAATACTTGACCCCGAAGAAATTAACACTGCTAAAAAGTCTATGTCTAGCTATGCGTTTCGTCAGGAGTTTATGGCGTCATTTGAAGCTCGTGGGTCAGAAATGTTTAAAGAGGACTGGGTAAAGTTTGACGACGAGGGTTCTGGCGAAGGAGACTACTACATAGCTGTTGACTTAGCAGGTTTTGAAGAAGTCAACAAGAAACGAACTAAGAACACTAAGCTTGACGAGACAGCTATAGCAGTAGTAAAAGTTAATCCTAATGGCTGGTACGTGGAAAACATTATATACGGTCGTTGGAGTTTAGACGAAACTGCAGCTAAAATATTTCAGGCTGTCAGGGACTACAAACCAGTAAGTGTGGGTATCGAAAGAGGCATAGCAAAGCAAGCAGTAATGTCTCCTCTAACGGACCTACAGAAGCGTTACGGGACGTTCTTTAGAGTTGAAGAGCTAACCCACGGTAACAAGAAAAAGACTGACAGGGTAATGTGGGCGTTACAGGGCAGGTTTGAGAATGGCTTTGTGACACTCAATAGAGGCGAGTGGAACTCTAGGTTCTTGGACCAACTGTTTCAATTCCCTGATCCACTAACTCACGACGACTTGGTTGATGCTTTAGCTTACGTAGATCAACTAGCAAACGTAGCGTATAACTATGACTACGAAATCGACGAACATGAAATTTTAGACGTAGTAGCAGGATACTAATATGAGTGAAATATTTGAGCAGGACCCTTTGTTGATAGAGGAATCTATTGAAGACTGGGTAATCACCAAGTGTGAAGACTGGCGTGACCACTACGAGTCAAACTATGAGGCACGTTTTGACGAGTACTACAGACTCTGGCGTGGTATCTGGGACCCTGCAGACTCCGACAGAGCTTCAGAAAGATCCAGAATTATATCACCTGCGTTGCAGCAAGCAGTAGAGTCCAATGTTGCTGAGATGGAAGAAGCCACCTTTGGACGTGGCAAGTGGTTTGACGTAAGTGACAACATGGGTGATTCCCAAAAGCAGGACGTGTTGTTCCTACGTAATAAACTCACGGAAGACTTTGAGGACTGCAAGGTTCGTAAAGCAGTAGCAGAGTGTCTCATCAATGCAGCCGTGTTTGGCGTAGGTATTGGTGAGGTTGTTATTGAGGAAATGAAAGAGATGGTCCCGGCTACACAGCCCATCATGGGTGGTGACTTACAGGCAGTCGGTGTCAACATCATGGAGCGAGTTAAGGTTAAACTCAAGCCCGTGATGCCTCAGAACTTCCTAATTGACCCTGTAGCCACCAGCATTGAAGAAGCCATGGGTGTGGCTATTGACGAGTTCGTGAGCTTACATCAGGTAGAGCTACTGCAGGAACAGGGCGTGTACAGGGACGTGTACGTAGGTAGTGCTGCTCCTGACTCTGACTTAGAGCCTGACCAAGACATCACAGTTTTTAGTGACGACAAAGTTCGTCTGACGAAGTACTACGGCTTAGTGCCACGAGAACTACTAGAGAACGCTACAAAAGAAGAAGACGAAGAAGAAACAGAAGTAGTAGAGCTTTCGGAAAGCAAGCCTAACTCTAAGTACGTAGAAGCAGTAGTTGTGATTGCCAATGGTGGAGTCCTGTTAAAAGCAGAGGCTAACCCTTACATGATGCAGGACAGACCTGTAGTTGCTTTCCCGTGGGACGTAGTACCCGGAAGGTTCTGGGGTCGTGGCGTGTGTGAAAAAGGTTACAACTCACAGAAAGCTCTTGACACTGAGTTACGAGCTAGGATTGACGCCCTGAGCCTCACGATTCACCCAATGCTGGCTATTGACGCCACGAGGCTACCACGCGGTGCTAAACCAGAAGTACGTCCGGGTAAGATGATTCTAACCAACGGAGATCCTCGTGAAGTACTACAGCCTTTTAATTTTGGACAAGTTAGCCAGATCACGTTTGCTCAAGCGAGTGCTTTACAGCAGATGGTACAACAAGCTACTGGTGCCGTGGACTCTGCTGGTATTGCGGGTTCAGTCAATGGAGAAGCAACGGCTGCTGGTATTAGTATGTCTCTTGGTGCTATCATTAAGCGCCATAAGCGTACACTGATTAACTTCCAGCAGTCCTTCCTGATACCTTTTGTCAAGAAGGCAGCCTATCGTTACATGCAGTTTGACCCTGAGAACTACCCAGTGGCTGACTACAAGTTCAACGCTACTAGCAGCTTAGGTATCATCGCAAGGGAATACGAAGTCACACAGCTTGTACAACTACTACAGACTATGCAGAAAGACTCACCGTTGTACAATACGCTAATTCAGTCCATCATAGACAACATGAACTTGTCTAATCGTGAAGAACTTATTGCAGCAATGCAACAAGCGATGCAGCCTAACCCAGAAGCACAGCAGATGGCACAGGCAGCACAACAGGCGCAGATTGAGTTCCAGCAGTCACAAACAGCAGCACTAGGTGCACAGGCTCAAGAGTCTGCCGCTAGAGCTTCTAAGTTGGCTGCAGAAGCACAGGCTGTACCTATGGAGCTAGAGATTGACCGTATCAACGCAATCACTAGGAACCTCCGTGAAGGGGACGCAGAAGACAAAGAGTTTGAACGCCGTATGCGTGTTGCAGACACTCTTCTGAAAGAACGACAAATTAAAGGTAAAGAAAATGTTGACAGACAAAGAACTCCAAGTTCTCCTGAGCCAAGTAGACAGGTTTCTCCAACCCCGTTGGGCGCAGTTAGAGGACTTGAAACGCCAAATAGAGGAAATCAATAATGCCAAGGGAGAAAGACCCACGACTGGAAAGAGCAGGAGTAAGCGGCTACAACAAGCCGAAGAGGACTCCTAATCACCCTACTAAGTCGCACGTAGTAGTTGCCAAAGAAGGTGACCAAGTTAAGACTATTAGGTTTGGACAGCAGGGAGTCAGTGGTGCGGGTAAAGCCCCTAAGTCTGAGAAAGAAAAAGCCAGACGCAAGTCATTTAAAGCTCGTCATGCAAAGAATATTGCAAAAGGTAAGTGTTCGGCGGCGTACTGGGCAAACAAGGAGAAGTGGTAGTGGCAGGTCTATATGAGAATATCCACGCTAAACGCAAACGTATTGCCGCAGGTAGTGGGGAGAAGATGCGTAAACCGGGTTCCAAAGGTGCACCCACCGCAAAAGCTTTCAAACAAGCAGCCAAAACAACCAAAAAGAGGAAAAAGTGATGCCTAAAGTCGGAGGAGTGAAGTACCCTTACACAAAAGAAGGGAAAGCAGCAGCTAAGAAAGCAGCTAAAAAGAAGAAAAAGCCTATGAAAAAAGGCTACTAAATAACACTTGACTTTTAACTAAAAATATGCTATACTATAACTGTAGTATAAACTAAAGGAAACTTATGAAGCCTGAGCTTGAAACTTACTTTAACAACTACAACGAACTCTTCAATTCCGAAGGTTTCAAACAACTCATTCAAGAGCTTTCCAATAATGCAGTAACTTTAGCTGACATTCAGACAGTTAAAGATACTGAAGACTTCTTCTTTAGGAAGGGCCAAGTTGCAGCTTTAGCTTCCGTAATTAACTTACAGGGAACTATTGAAGCAGCTAGAGACCAAGCAGAAGAGGAAGAAGAAGTAGATGATTAAAGTATACGACTTTCGTTGTGACAACGGACACGTATATGAACAGTTCGTAGACTCTAGCACCAAAATAAGTAGGTGCAAGTGTGGTGCTAGTGCTACAAAAATGCTATCTGCCCCGGCTTTTATACTTGATGGACACACTGGGGACTTCCCCGGTAGACACATGAAGTGGATAAAAGAACACGAAAAAGCAGGTAGACCAAACTCATCTCCATAATGACTAAGTTCACGGAGTTTAATTATGTCTAAAGCGACGATGGTTGATTTGCAACCTGAAGAGGCAAATGCAGAAGAAACCATAGAAAACGAAGAACAAGAGATTCAACACGAAGTTGAGCAACCTCAAGTAGAAGAACCTACAGTACCAGAGAAGTACCAAGGCAAGTCCTTAGAAGAAGTAGTACAGATGCACCAAGAAGCTGAGAAGCTTTTAGGTCGTCAGTCCTCTGAAGTAGGAGAACTTCGTAGGGTTGTAGATGACTATATTTCTAGTCAGACGCAGCCAACAGCACCTCAACAATACGTTGAGCCTGAAGACGATATAGATTACTTTACAGACCCTCAAGCAGCAGTTAATCGTGCTATTGAGAATCATCCTAAGATCAGAGAAGCTCAAGAGTACTCTGCTCAGTACAAAAAACAATCATCTCTGGCAACGCTTAATAACAAGCACCCAGACATGCAGGAGATCCTTAAGGACCCTAAGTTTGCTGAGTGGATACAAGCTTCAAAGATCAGGACGAAGTTGTTTGTAGACGCTGACCAGCGATACGATGCGGAAGCTGCTGACGAACTGTTTTCACTCTGGAAGGAGCGTAAGGCAGTAGCACAGCAGACAGTGCAAGTTGAAAAGCAAGCACGTAAGCAGCAAATCAAGGCAGCTAATACAGGCAACACACGAGGCAGTGCTGAAGGGAGTCGTAGGAAAGTGTATCGTAGGGCCGACATTATTAAACTAATGAGAACAGACCCTGAGCGTTACCAAGCTTTATCTGAGGAAATCTTAAGAGCTTATAGCGAGGGTCGAGTCAAATAATCTAAAGGAGATTAAGACTAATGGCTATCGAAACTTATCCCGGAACCGTTGGCGGCGGTTCGATTGTAAATAAAACTGCTGCAAATACGTTTATTCCAGAAATCTGGAGTGACGAGATTATCGCTGCTTACCAAAAGAACCTGAAGATGGCACCTCTTGTCAAGAAGCTCGCTATGAGTGGCAAGAAGGGCGACAAGCTTCACATTCCTAAGCCTGTACGTGGCGACGCAAATGCTAAGGCTGCTGACACTGCAGTTACTATCATTGCCAACACCGAAGGCGAATTGACTGTTGACATCGACCGTCATTTTGAGTACTCACGACTCATTGAGGACATCGTTGAAGTACAAGCTTTAAACAGCTTACGACAGTTCTACACTGAAGACGCTGGCTACGCTCTGGCTACTAAGATCGACACTGACCTCCACTCTTGTGGTACTGGTTTTGGCGACGGTGGCGCAGTTGTGTTCTCTGGTTCAGTAGCTCCTACTGACTACCAGCACACTGGTTGTTTCTTCAACGACGCTGGAACTACGACTCAGTACACTGACGACACAATGGACGCAAGTGACGTGTTTACTGATGCCTTCTTCCGTAACATGATTCAGAAGTTAGACGACAATAACGTACCTATGGAAAGTAGAGTACTTATTATCCCACCTTCTGTTCGTAACACGATCATGGGTATTGACCGTTACGTGTCTTCTGACTTTGTTTCAGGCAGCACTGTAAACTCAGGTCTTATTGGTAACTTGTACGGTGTTGACGTCTACGTTTCTGCTAACTGCGCTACTATCGAAGCTGCAGCAGACAACACTGCGTCATCTATCGACACTCGTGCAGCACTCTTGTTCCACAAGGACGCTATCGTTCTTGCAGAGCAGCAGTCAGTACGTTCACAAACCCAGTACAAGCAGGAATACTTGTCAACTCTGTACACGGCTGATTGCCTGTACGGTGTTCAGGTGTATCGTCCTGAAGCTGGTTTCGTTCTCGCAGTTGCTGAGTAACGAACGCACACTGGGGGTCTCTTCTGAGGCCCCTAGTTTTTTTCTTTTGTCTTTTTTGTTTTCTTTAGTTGGAGCAGTCTATGGGTATCTTTAGAGGTACTGGAGGTACTGGTGACGCAACTACGGACGCTGTAGCGTCTCAAGTTGGCATCGACGCTGCAACTGCTTCAACTAAAGCAAACGAGGCTGCTAATTCAGCCATAGACGCTGCTAACTCAGCTACTGCCTCTGAAGCCGCAAGAGACGCTTCAGTTGTAGCTAAGGACGCTTCTGTTGTAGCTAAGGACGCTTCAGTTGTAGCCAAAGATGCTGCAGTTGTTGCCCAAGGCGCTGCAGAGACAGCACAAGCTGCTTCTGAAGCTGCTAGAGACACTTCAGTAAGTCAAGCTTCAGCAGCTTCTAGCTCTGCTTCTACTGCAACTACAAAAGCGTCTGAAGCCTCTGACAGTGCTGCTGACGCGTCGAAGTTAGCAGTAACAGCAGAAGACACCCAGTACACACTGGCAGACACAATTACAACTGGATACTCTGCACTACACTACAATGCAAAAGCACAAACTGCAAAAACAGATGCTGAGACTGCTAAAGCTGCAGCAGAGACTGCTCAAAGTGCTGCAGAAACTGCTAGAGACAATTCACAGACATACGCAAACAATTCTGCTAACTCAGCTACCGACGCTTCAACCTACGCTACCAACGCATCTAACAGTGCAACAGCGGCGTCTACGAGCGAAACTAATGCTGGCGCAAGCGCAACGGCAGCAGCAA